GCTCTTTGTTTTGGTGTTAATTGTTTATCAATATCCATAATTATTATTTACTATATATACATAGAAAGTAAATATATATATAAAAAATGTATTTCAATGAAAAAACCTCAGTCTGTAAGACTGCTACTATTGTTGTATATCAACTATTCTAGAAATCATCTATCCCAAGGTTACGTAACCTGAAACACAGACGTAACCTAAAACGTAACCCTACTATTGTTGTATATCAACTATTCTAGCCTAAAGTTACGTGGTTACGTCAAATTCACGATATTTCAGAAATATTTTTTTCATTTTACTTTTGAAACATCTATATAAACTGATAATATGTAACCATGAATAGAAATGAAATAGAAGAATTTTACGGGGACGACGAACCAGATATACTTTTCGCAGATGGATTTGACTCTGCAATTTTGGGCGTGGTCCAAGATCCGTGGCACGAGAACACTACACGAGTTCTCTACAGTATAGAACTTATATTAAAAGAACTTATGGGCGATAATGAAATGACCTATGAAGATGCATCAGAATACTTTGAATTTAACATCAGAGGCTCTTATATGGGAAAATACACACCCTTATTTCTAGATACATAACTAATCATGAGCGAAAAATTCAAAAATCCAATTTCGGCCCCGTTAGTCTTAATCGAATGGTTTGATGCAAAAGATGGAGATACAGGTTGGCATCCAGTAGAAGAAATCTTTCTTGAAGAATTAGCCACTTGCCAATCGGTCGGTTGGCTGATAAAAGATACAAAGTCCCAAATAACTATTATGAGTGATTATTGTGAATACAACGAAGAGAAAGACGGCGGTAGACACATAACCATTCCGGGAAGTTGGGTAAACAAGATTATATATTTAGAACCAAAGAAGGAGACAGAGAAATAAGATGGATATGACAAGACTTTTAAAATCAGTGCGCGACCATGAAGGGTATCGCAATAAGGTGTATTTAGACACGCTAGGCAAGAGAACTGTGGGCGTCGGCCACCTTTGCGTGGAAGACTTTTGGGAAGATGATAAAGAGTACGACGAAGAGTTTTTAATGGAGACTTTAGAAAAGGATCTAGAGAACGCTATCTCAGGTGCAGAAGAATTGCTTGGTGAGTACACGGTCCATGATCAGTGTAAAGAGCTTATTGTAGAAATGGTATTTCAAATGGGTAAAACAGGTGTGTCCAAGTTCCCTGCTATGTGGAGAGCGCTCAAAGAATCTACACCGCCAGATTATAAAACGGCGTCAGTTGAGATGCTTGATTCCAGATGGGCCAAACAAACTCCTCAAAGAGCCAAAGCCATGGCTAAAAAGATGTCTCAACTATGAAAAAATTTATACATATAAATCAACTTAAAATAAGATCAAATAAAAAACACAACACTAACGAACCTGTCATTACTTGTAAGACCTATAAGTCAAATGACTATGCTCATAACTTAGAAATCAAAGACAAAGACGATGTCACCGTGGCTAAAATAGTTTACTCACCTGAGAAGCCACTGTCTTGTGGTGCAAAAGTATGGATTGAAACTAATGAAAAAATCGTTTTAGACAACGGTTTGTGTTTGGATAAATAGATGTCCTTTTTAGTAGCAAACGTACCACCTGTAAAAGTATGGATTAAAAAACAATATCTCTACGATCATCAAAAAGGCCACGGAGAATATGTAGAAGGCATTTGGGCAACAGTCAAATCTATACAAGGCAGAGCATTATACTTTGAAACATATATACCTGAGTACGCTGCGTTGTATGACAAGTTACCTATTAGTGCTTTTGTAAGTTCTCCTGATGTCAAAGAAGATTTACCTTTAGAAGAATTAGAACTATGGGACGCGTTTAGTTATCATATCACAGTGATAGAAAAAACAACTGTACCTCCAAGAGCAAAGTATCTGTCACCTTCTAAAAATTGGTACAAGGGAGAATACCTCTTTACGATTGATAGCTGTCACGCTGATCATAACTTACCTAATATCAATTATTCGCAAGTGCCAGAGGAACATAAATCATTTAATATTCTAGAATTAGAAAACGGCCACTTCGCCGCTCAACCTAACAATCGAACACTATTTTATGACAAGTCCTTGACTCCATCAGAACCAAAGCAACCTGACTTTAAAGTATCTACAATTGAATATAATGTAGAATCAGTTAGTAAGTGGACGGCGGGCGATGACTCTAATTACTTCTACACATTTAAAGAACAGAAGTAAAATTACATACTTCTTCTTTGATAAGTCTTTGGAAACTCGTTATAGCTTAGATATTCTTTTAAAGCCCAACGCCAATCTTTACCATATTCTGCCTTACAATAGTTAATAAGGTCCTGTTGCGGGTCCTTATTGTCAGCAAACAAGTTGCTAAAGAAGTTTAGGAAGTGGTTCTTAGCACTGTTTGTGAGATTCATCATACAAGAGAATATAGGTATGAATTTTTTATTTACTTTTGCTATTTTGATATAGCTGATGTGTTATTTTAAAATTTTATAAAGTCATCGTCATTTGAAAGCTCATCTTTTTTGCCACCTAATCTAGTTTTATCATTAAATTTAAAAAGCTCTTTGCCTACAAGTTGACCCTTTGTAGCATCTTTAATTATTTTTCCTGTGAAAGGATCAAACACACGAACTGTGTCTGTGTCTAACTTTTTAGTATTAACAACAATTTCATTCTCAGCTTCTTTTCCTCTCATTACTAAATCTTTAGCGTTGATGTAAACTTCTTGTAAAACTAAATTATTTCTATTTTTACCTAAACCTTCACTGTAATCTATCATATTGTGAAGACTTAAAGCATCTTCAGGATTTAATGAATAAGAATTTATATCTTTTTCTAATGAAGGTGTGCCTGTTCTGTAAGCTTCCATATCCCCACGAACTAAACGATAAGCCGGAAATGTTTCTCCTAAATGTTCTTTTGCAGCTTCTTGAATTAATTTTTTATATTCAGGGTAATAAGAAAGTTTCTTTAGCTTTTTAAAAGCATCTGCATTTCCTAAATCTCCGACTCCTCCATGATATTGATTTTCATAAAATTCATGAGCGGGTATGTTTTGTCCATACTCATACTTTTGATTTTCTGGTTTATTTAATTCTTTAATGTCAAACATTACATCAATATTATTAGAAGCGTCATAAAAAGATTCTTTTGCCTCTTCTGTACCAAAATATGTTTCTTTTTCTTTATTTTGAATTTGTGATTCTAAAATATCTTCTAAAGGATTTTCAGTAGTCTTTTTTGGCTTTCTTACAAGATTATCCGCAGTTCCTTCGAACCCCATTTTATTATAAAACTTAGTTAATTCTTTTTTGTTCATAGCTTTATTACCAAAAGCTTGAGCAGAACCCATAATAGTAACACCATTTTCATCAGCTAATTTAAACAATTGATTTAAAACATCTGTTGCAATTCCTTTTCCTTGCATATTTTCAGGAACACCAATTGCATCTAACTCAATAACATTATCTTGTCCTTTTGGAGTAGCTAATTCTAATGTTGCATGAACTTTACCGTCTTTAAACAATAAAAAATTATTATCTGTTCTTTTCATTACATCAATACCTATGTCATAATCACCTAAAACACCAAGTCCTTTCGGCGTAGGAAACATCTTATTTTCCCATCCTTTTTCAAACAAATCATTAGGATCCCTTACTATTTCTGAATTTTTAGAACCTGATATTTTGTAAAAAAAATTTTCATTAGGTTTTAAAGTTTCTTCACTTTTTGGTTCAACTTTTTTACCATCCCCCTCATACCCAAGCACTTCTATTCCTGATACATAGTCACCATCTTGATTTTTAAATAAATTTGTTTTCATTAATTTTTCTCCTAAATTCACAATAGACTGACCGTGAGTATAAGAACCTTTTGTATAATCAATATATTCTGGATTACGAGATTTACCAGAAGGTGTATTTACAAAATCTGTTTGTATTTGAACAGGAATAAGTTTATTAGGATCTAAATTTTCAAAATATTTTGCCCTGCTTCTTCCTTCATGCCCTATCACTTCAAAATCTCCACTAACAGCATCCTCAGTCATATCCAATACAGGAACTGTAAGGCCTGTTTTATTTTTTTCGTATAGTTCAAATGCTCGGTCATCTCTTTCTTCTATCGCTTTTTCTGAAAAATCTTTATTAGCAGATAATTTTAAAAAGTCTCCAGGTTTCATGTAAGTTATAAGAGATTTAGACGGATTAATGGATCCTCCAGGAAAACTGTAAGGCCCTGTTGACCAAAAATTGTTTGCATAAGGAGCATCAAGAACAAACTGTCCTCTTTTTTTATCTGTCTCTCTGTAATTTACATTAGGATCTCCTACAGTGCTCTGTAAAGCGTCTTCATACATTGACTTTCTTCGTTCTTCTCGTTCTTTGATTAAATCAAGTGCTTCACCTATTCCTGACGGTGGAATTTCAGGTCCTTCATTTGGGTCCTTTTCAGGTATTTTTTCTTCTTTCGGAATGTTTATTAATTTATTATCATCTTCTATTTTACTTTCTAAAATATCTTCTAAAGGATTTAAAGAATAGGAAGCAGGATTTATTAAGGATGACAGGCCCTCTTTTAAGTATTCTAGACCTTTAGGATCTGTTTGAGATGCAACAGTTGCTCCTCCTGCTAGTAAAGGAAGATATCTAGCTAATCCTTGTAATGGTAATGATACTAATGGCCCCATAATTTACTTTTAACATAAAACATAGCAATTGACTATCCTATAAATAAAAGAACTTGATCCCATGGCCGTGATCGTTATATAGTGGTCGCTTTCACTATTCACAAAATTAAGGAGATACCATGACCGAAAAAGACTTGCACAAAATGATTTGTTACCTAGCAGACAAAGTAGAAAAACTCGAAAGAAACCAATGCGAATGTAAATCTACAAACGAAACAAAGCCTAGCCCTGTTCAATATACAACAAATTATGATGAAAACGACGAGTGTGTAAGCTGTTCTGCCTAACGATTTCTGCGTAAACGACGACGGTTGCGTCTTTTCTTAGACCCTACCTTACGACGACCTTTATGATTTTTTCTTTTAAGAACTGCCTTGCTCATGTATTAGGAGTATTACCCAATGCATAATTTTCTACTACAATGAGCGCTCTAAAATAATCTTTTTCCTTAATAGGTAATCTTTCCCAATCATCGTATCTAAATTTTTTACTGACACTGATAAACCGTAGGCGTTTGGCCCGTTGATCGAGATCAGTCTTTTGAGGATACTGAGGATGAATATCTGTAATCATCCATGAACACCTTTAATAGGGACACTAGAATTAAACTGTATGTTAAAAGCCATGGATCGTCTTTCTCCTTCACTTCTAAATGGGTAGACTTGATGAGCTAACCAACTAGGAAACAAATAAAAATCTCCTACTTCCGGTTTTACTAAATAACTATGCCTTGAGAAAGTATGAGGAAGAGATCCTAAGAACTCTAAACATCCGACGGTGGCATGATGATCTTCTTGAGCGTATTCTTCTTCTAACTTATCGGGAACTTTTAAAAAAGCTACACCTGAAAGATTAGAGTCATGAATGTGAATAGGATTAAAGTCTCCTTGATATTGACTAACAACCCAACTTGTAAGAGATAATGAAGTCCCTGATGGAATTGCGCCAGGTACGATTTTATTGACATACTCTTGAGCTAAAGCTACATAAAATTGCTTGAGTCCCGGAATCTTATCTTCTGAAATCTTTATCTCTTTTTTAACATTACCTGCTAGATTTTGACTATAGTCATACTCTTTGGATAAGTCTTCACTATTTAAAATCCTATCAGATTCTTTATTAATATTTTCTACGTAAAAAGCAGGGAGTTTCGTTTTTAGTATACTAGGTCCAAATGGTTGATAAATTTCATAACTTAATTTGTCTTCACTTTTCTTTTTTTCTTCAGTCATCTAATCTACTTAAATCCCTTCGTAGTTCTGTAATCTCATCTGCATGTTGTATCCAAAGTTTTCTTCCTTCGGTTACAATCATGTCCCACTCTTCCGCAAGAAAGATTTTGTCTTCGCCTTCCAAATAGGAAACGCGGACGTGTTTACGGTCATCTTTTTTAAAGCGTATAACTGCACTAACTATTTTGTTTGTAACGTCCGTTGTTAACATCTTGTTCAAATCTATCTACTAAAAATAGTATTAGACCACCCATGGATAAATGCTTTAATTCAGGCACTTTTGCTTTAACTTCGTTTGCTAGTTCGTAGGCTTCTTTCTTGACGGCCACAGATTTATATTTTGTAATATCTGTCATTTTCTTCCCTTCTACTACATATAGTATGTATTTTCATATAAGCCCATATATATAGGAATAGTATGGGAAAATCAAGGACTAATTTAAGTTCTTATTCCGGTTAAAATATCCTCTATAAGGTAGGAAGGCACACAAGTAAATTCTACGGCGGTTTTCGTATCTTTATTCAAATCTGAAAACTCTCCTTTGTATATTTGTATCTGTTGAAAACAAGTATCATAATCATAGTAAACCCTCTCAGATGCCATTCTTACACATTGATCTTCTACATTCAAAGAACCTTGAATACATAAAAATCCTATCATAAAAAATTTAAGCATTAGTCCTCCTTATCAATATAAATTAGTTCAACTTTAAGTTTGTTCTGTTCCGTGGTCGTTGTTCTATTAATCTTTGTCCCTACCTTACGATAACTGATAGTCTTGACATCAATAAATCTTACTTCCCCTGTCTCTTGATTTACTAAAACTAAATCAATTGGACCTATGGCTGACATATTTTTAAATACCATATAGCCTTCTTTCAAAAACTTTATGACAGCTTTAAATTCGCTTATGTCTCCGATTACTTGCTTTGGATCTCTCCCCATGACGGGCCTATCTCCATATCCACTTTCAGTGGTACTTTAAGTTCAACCGTTTCTTCCATCATTTTCCTAATCTTGATGGCTTGTTCTTCACTTTCAATTGATACATTCAATTCATCGTGAACTTGTATATGTGATACTATACCTTCTTTATATAAATCAACCATAGCTTTTTTTGTCATGTCCGCAGAAGACCCTTGAATCAACCTATTTAAAGCTTTATAAGTCCATGCTCTTTTGAGGTCTTTTCCATATTCTCTTTCAGCGTCTGCTAAAGATAGTGACTTATGTATACCAAATGCTCTCGGTTCCCATAAATCAAAACGACAT